AATCATACGAAAACCATTACGTTCAACAAGCGCATACAGCACCGTCTGATCAGCTTCGGGAATAGCCGCCACCGATAAGAACTTGCCTTGCGTCTCATGTTCAGCCCAAGCCCATACTTGTTGCTGTGGTTCATAAGTAAGCGAAAGCAATTTGCCATCATCACGAACAAAGAAAACCATACTTAATGGATTGCGCACTAAAGCACAGTCAACAATCTTATAACCATCAAATAAGTGAGGACACATGATTGATAAATCCATCACTTGATAATTTGCGTTATAGCCTTGTGACATTGAGATTTCATGGACATGGCCTGTCTGATCCGATGAAAAGACAGCAGCACCACCAATCTGAACAGGCGTTACATCATTTGCACCGACATAAGATTGAGGATTTACACTGACACTTGATGCGGTAACTGCACCATCGGCAGATAATTTCCAAACTGCACCGCTGGGAAGAATCATTAAATCGCTGATTGGTACCAGGTGCTTTACCCCATTGCCGTCTCGAGCTGCAAAACGGATTTGAATTGAATCTGTATCCTGTAGTGGAATGTGATAGCCAAAATTATCATCTGTTGCAGTACGCGACATGCGCAGCCATTGTGGAGATTGAAAACCACCGCCATAGACTTTGCGTTGGCCATGGTATGCAACTGCTGTTGGATAATACTCGAATGGGTCTCGAATTAATGGTGGTGTGAGTGCCCCATTAGTTTCAATATAGTCATCAGTAAAACTTAATTCTGTTGTTTCACCAATATAGCTTGCAAGGCCTGAACGTAGTTTAAATACGTTATAGCGCGTTGCACCAGTTACCGCATCCCATGTGATTGTGTTGTAGTTTCCAGATAAAGTTAAATCATTCAGCACCACTGCTGTGCGCGTAGATGCAGCAGATTCATTTTCCTCATTCACTGCTGTAACTTGATAAATATATTCACGCTCAACAAATGCATCATGTTGTGCCCCACCTGTGGCATATTTGTCTTCAATATGAGCTGTAGCTGCTGCATTTAACGGTGCATCAAGCCCATACCCGACAGTCACAAGCTCTGTTGTCCAGTTGGTTGCTCCACGACGAATGATTTTTCGTGGTGGGTAATTAGGGTGCGTGATCGTAATCACATCCGCTGATTGCGCATAGCGAAGCTGCATTAAGTGTTCAGCAGCATATGGCAATACAATTTCTAATGGCGTGCCAAGATCATTTAACAGCATTCCACCTTCAGCAAAGAAGTTCACCACGCCTTCGCGGATCACCAGTACAACAGCTTGTTCTTCACTAAATACGAATGGAATTAAACGCATGGTACCAAGTGAGTAATCATAGTGATGAACATAACGGAAGCCTGCGCGATAAGTCAGCCCACCATACAGTTCAACATAGAAATTTTTACACTTGGCTACCCCTGTTTGATATTTAGCTTGATCAAAACGCCCAAACATCTCAGGGGAAACAATACCGCCATTAAATGAAAATTGCATTTATCTTGCCTCAATCATTGAGCCTGTAAAATCAGGACGGTTTTCGATACGATGTTGTTGCAGGTCGTTCGTAACAGCTTCACCATGAGCTAGTTGATATAGCTGCATCATCGACATTTGCTTTTGCTCATTCTGAGTCAATGGGCCTGCAATACGCGCAGCAAGTAAATAAGACAAAGCCAATTTGAACTTCATTGGTAATACAGCCAAATCTTTCACGTCACGCACATAGCGCAGCACTGGTGCCGTGTCATCCGTAAAGAGATGATCACCTTCAATGTAAAAGCGTGAGCCTGATTCAAGTTGAAATGGTCGAACCATATCGCTTGGCAAAACAAATGCAGTTTGTGTGGTATATCCAGCATCAACGTTCAATGCCATACGATTAACGGCAAAAGTCCATTGGTGTGGATCATCTAATAATTCTTGTCTACAAATTGGGTAATAGGTGTTACACAAATTTGCATGTGGCGTTCTTTCATTTAGATCATTAACAACATAGCCCTGTGCAAGATGCGACAGGGCTAGATTGCAAAGATCAACAATTGATCTCATAAGGGTTTACCCTGTTTTAGCAGTTAGTTGGTTGAGCAACCGCACGGACTAAAGCCATGATTCCTGTTTCAATATCTGTTTTAGCAATAGCAGCCCAGCGCAGCGGTTCTGCTGCTTCAAATCGACGGTACTCGTGACATTCATCTGAATTACCATTGAGTACAGTGTATGGACGGCCTTCATATTCAGCGCCTTCAATTGAACGACGAGCATCAGCCAGTTTGATTTCTGAATCAGTATCAAGTCGCCCTACAAGCTCTGCTTGCAATGCAAGCAACTCTGCACCTTTGGCTTTAATTCGATTCATCAAATCAATTTCTTCTTGAGATAAATCTCGATAGCCCTTAATTTTTTGATGTTGGTTTTCCATCTCTTTATGCCTTATTCAATTAGTGAAAAGCCCGTACTGATACGGGCTTTGATTGGCTTATTCTTGTGAATCTTTAGCAATCAAAAGCTCGATGATTTGAGGATTGGTTTCATTACCAGTCAGCTCAATACCAGCCTTCGCAGCTTCTAAAGTAAGTTCTGCCTTATTCATGCGTGAATAAACAGGCGGTTTATCTCCCGGATCAGATTCACCAGTACCTTGTGTGCCACTGGTTGGGGTTGAAGCAGTTACAGGCTTTGGATTCACATCATCAAACCAAAGTGCAGTTTCATCTTCAGGAACCAAAAACACTTCATTTTCTTGGATCAAGCGGTCTTTATAAAAACCCTTTTGATTCGCACGTACTTCCTTCTGAGTCATTTATTAAGCCCCTGCATAAACTGGATAAGCAGCATTCACATCACGATGGTCAGAAATGTGAGCAAACACGGTGCCTGCTGTGAATGGACCACTCGCTACAACATAGTTCAAACGTACATAGCGTTTCGTTTTAACTGGAAGCATAACTTCTGCCACTGTGCCAGCAATAAGCTCTGCACCAGTGTAAGCACGCGAAGTTTCAACTGTTTCCCAAGTGCTATTGTCATTAGACTGTTGAAGCTGCACAGTGATGGTTGCTGTAGTTGGTGAAAGGTTTTTACCTCGCACCAACACTGGAAGGCGATTCACGCTAGTTGAAGCTTTCTGCAAATCTAGCGTATCTGTTGATACCGCTGTGGCTGTAATAGCCTGATCATTCGACATCACTAATAATTTATCGATAAACATAGCAGCTCCTTAAACCACACGAGATTCAGTGTTTAGCAATGCATCAACACGACGAATTGGAATACCATCAAATTTAGTCACTGTGCGGCCACCTTGTTCATCAGTGGTAATGCGTACATTCGACCCTTTAACGCTTTGGCGACGTAAGAATGAAGAAATGGTACGGTTTGCATAGATAGCAACACGACCAGAAGTTTTACGCGGCAATAACTCAGCAGCTTGAGCCAGTAAGTCGAACAGGTCTGCACCTGCGCTTGCATCTTTGGTTAGTGCTGTAACATCAATATTGGCAATGCGTACAATCGCACGCCAGTCACGAACAGTTACACCAGCATTCCATTCAAAGTGAGTTCGAAGTACTTGGTGCATTAAGCCGCCAGATTCTTCTTTGGTTGCTTCACCTAAGTTGCGGATTTGCAAACCTGCTTTGGTACCACGTGGGTAAATACCGTGAACAGTATCTTTATGCCAAAGCACAAACCAAATTGAAGTATTGTTATTGCCAGTACCACCAGCATCTAAAATGTTGCGTTTGTTTGCAGGGTTGGTTTGTGCAATGTCGTTAAAACGAGGGGAAAAACCTGTAAATGCAGCAGGCGTATCACGTGAGTTACCATAGAGTAATGTTTCACCCATGGTCTGCCCCATCCCTTCAACGAATGCTGCGTCTTCACTTGCACGCCATTCTTGAGGATTTTGTTCCATCTCATAAAGTTTTTTATCAACTTCTGAGTAAGTTTCTAATAGACCACAAGTGTCACGAATTGCAGCAGTTGCTGCTTTCTCAGCAGGAACACCATAGTTCAACAAACGCCAAGCACCTTTAGGTAATCCTGTACGGATAGTTGTCTTGTGTCCTGTACCGTCGTTTGCTTCAACCCAAACCATATCGTCAAGCATTTCATTGCTTGCGCTTAAGATTTCAATAACCGCACTTTCGGGCGTTTGTCCGTAACGTGCAGCTAGAT